ACTGTGTCTTTAACTGATACCTCGAATACGTGAGGCCACAGAGCATCATACAGCACCTGCTCTCTGGCATAACTTGACAGCTTGGACATGGTATTACCTTTCCTGTGAGCTTCCACAGCCTCACTCAGTTCTGTGATCATCAGCATGACCATCTCGCCTTTGTTCCTGTTTTGCCCATTCTCCCAGAAGCCCCAGTCTTTAGCCCACTGGTGTATCTCCTGCTGGAGATTGATTAGTTCCTGCATCCGTTATTCGGTTTAGAAATGAGTCAATATTTGAAGCCAGTTGATAGCTGTCTGTGTAGAACTCAGAGCGGTACTTTGTTCTTGGCAAGAAGTTGCACAGCAGTACAGACTCCTGTAACAACTGTACCGCAACTTCCAGTTTCTCTTTATCTGTCATCATACCACTGCTGCTTTAGCTGCTACACCATTGGCTGACGCCTTTGGCTCTGGTTCTCCTGTTTCGTACTCCAGGATAGCTTTGCGTACAAGCTGCAGATCATTGGGGATCTCCATACCGGGGAACATACCTCTGGGGGACTTGCAGGTATTCTCTCCGTTGTTCTGTGTCTCGAACACAAAGTGGAGATTGCCTTCCTTGTCTTTCTTGAGCCTGCTGAACAGGACTACTGAGAACAGACCCTCCAGAGTGAGCTTGTCATCTACCATCTTACCGATAGTCTTGGCTTTCACCCTGCGCTTGTTACTCATGTCTGTGTCCACTTCAGCATGAGTGAGATAGAATATCATGAGATCTTCCCTCACGGTCTGTGGCTTCTTGCTAACCTTCACCAGCCATGCTCCTATCTGTGTGAACTTGTCATAGCCTTTCTCATCAGCTCTGTCGAAGAACTCGAATGAGCTCATGTACTGAAAGTCATCTATGACTATGTTCTTCACCTCAGGACGTGAACTGTTGATGTAATCTATACAAGCCAGGATCAGATTGGGAGTCGCACTTGCGAACATATTCCCTTTGGGATTAGCCTTGGAATCCCATACCGAATACTTCTTCTTCCATCCTCTGAACGGAAGGGGCTTGTTAGCCACATTGATGATGAATGTCTCTGCCGGATTCAGGTTCTCTACCGCTGTAGACTTGCCTGAGCCGGACTCTCCGACGATTAATACGCCTTGTGCCATAATGTGTATCTGTTTGTTTTAGGCAGCACTCTTCATCGAGTACTGTTCACTGATTGGATCGAGGCGTTTTGCCTCATTCTCAAATACTTTGTAGTCAGCAGGTGCAAGGGGGGCTTTGGGCATATCCCAGAACATGCCTGCTATCGGGTTCATGAATATCGGAAGGAACTTATCAGGTGGGCCATCCCTGTTCTTCAGGATATGCAGCGCCAGGAAGTACTGACCGAAGTCTTCCAGCTTGTGCTCGTGGTACTCCTTCAACTGGAAGGCAAGAGGTTTCACAAGACCAAATACCACATCTGCATCACGGTAGGTATACCTCGAATCACCAAAGTCAAGTCTGGTAGGGGTAATGGCCTTCTCACTTTTCTTCTGCTGTCTGTAGGAGTCCATCAGGTCAGAGTTGAACTGCTGGATAGCTATGATGGTTGTACCGAATATGTTGCGTAACTGCACGAAGTATCCGCTCAGTCTGTCTACCGCAGCTTTAGTGGTAATCGCACCATACTCTGTATTCACGAGAGCTATATGGTCAAACATCGCTACTACAGTTACAGTAGGGTCATCGGCTTCAAAGCCTACTACCATCTTGTATGGTTTACCATCTCTGTTCGTGTGAGTTTCCTCTATTACCTTACCCTGTGTGCGATAGAAGTCAAACATCTTGTTCAGTACCCCTGTGGGATGCAGCATACCATCGAAGATCTCGATGTCTTTCATCATCTCTTCTATCATCATGTAGCCCCACTTGACCATCAGCTGCTGCTTCTCATCGAGCTTGGCTTGTCCTCTTCCGAGAATGAAAGCAGAAGGTATCTCTACATTGAACTTCCACTTTATCCAGTAACTTACCCATCTGGCCTTCTTACGTGTCTTGTCCAGCTCCCAGCTGAAGTACTTGATGTAGATCTTCTTGCCAGATTCTCTTGCCGCTCTCCACAAGTTGAACACATACATGAAGTCAGCCAGAGTGGTCTTACCCACACCTGAGTCAGCACCAAGCAGGATGTAAGTACTCTTGGTAGTCCCGTAAGTGAATCCATCCACTTGCTTGAGTCCTGTAGTAAAGCCTTCATTATAACCGGACAGTCCAACATTTACCATGCGGACAAAGCCGTCTGTCTTGTTATTCTCCCAAAAGTGGTTGAGTTCCGAATCTTGGGGCGGTAATTCCCATATCTGCTGCTTTGACTGATGTGAATTCTCTGTCATTGTTGATCTCCTCTTGTATGTGTTCCGCGAGCTTTCCTTCCTTGTGTGCTTCCAGTGCCGTCTGGTAGTCAGAGCGCCACTGTCCGCCTGCGATGTAGTTGCCTATCTTGACTGCAAACTGCCTGTGACTCTTGTAGTAGAGTCTGGTCACGTTCACCAGCAGCTGATAGTTGATGCCTTCCTTCTCCAGTACCTTGCGAAAGGCTTTCATGCCCTCCTCTGAATACTTGTTCACGTCATAGCTTCCGTCTCTACCCTCTGACCGAGCTGGTACTTCTGCTTCCTTGATGAACTCCAGATAAGCCTGCTCCCAATTAACTGTCGGGGTTGCTTTTGAGAGTTCTCTCGAAAGCCCAGTCCCAAATAGCTTCGAGATCGGACTTTCTTTCTCCACTACTATCGGCTTGTTGCCCACCAACATCAGACCCACTTTCTGTCCTGTTATCTCCTTGTTGAATTTGGCTGTCACTCTGTACTTGCCCTTGATCTGTATCAGGTAGCCCTGCTCTATCATCCACTGTACTGTCTGCTGTAGTTGTGTCATAAGTTACTCCTATAGGTCTAAAGGTTCTTTCCATGTTAGCTCCATCAAGAAGATAACCAGCTTTGTAATAGATGTCATAGAACCATTTGTCCCCTTCTCCCATAGCCCGATGTTCCTCTATTCTTTCTACACCACTGATTCCCACTCGCCTGTGGACTATCCGTCCAGGAATATCACTGTCATAGCAGATTTGTGTTATTCTCATATTCCTTTGCTTGTGTAGTAATGAATCTTGTTTGTGTCGAAGCCTGTAATAGCCTTCTCCAGCCATCTCTCGTCTGCTGTGCCCTGTACAACCAGTATGTAGATGATAGCCTTGTGGTTATCCCTTAGCCTGAGACATCTGCCAATGCGCTGTACAAGGTTGCGTGGATTAGAGTCCAGCTGTACTATCAGCGCCTGGTCGAGGTCAGTGAAATTGATACCCTCATTGGCAGCGTTGACTACTCCCAAGTTACTGATTTTCTTGGAATTAAACAAGTCATAAGCTGTGGAATTTGTCTTGCTGTGAAAGGTATTCGGAGCAAGCAGTTTCTCTGTCTGGTCTATACTTCCGCAGAATACCAGTGTACGCTTGCCATCAGCGAGTATCTTCTTCAGTATCTTCTCTGCAAGCAGGGTCTTACTGGGCAGGTTATAGATGAACCTGTTGCGCTCCATAGTCTTGTAGAAAGGCATTTGCTTGAGCTTCTCGTTCTGCTTGGCAAGCATCTGGTACTTCCTGATCTGTGATTCCAGGAACTCGTACTGCTTGGCCTCAGTGGTCTTGAAGGGCATCTTCTTCGTGCCGGCATCTATCGTCTTTGCCGTGTTATCCAGCGGATGGAGTATCACTCTGATCTCATAGTCTGCTATCATGCCCTCTTCCACAGCCTGATCCAGTGTGTACCGGAAAACTATGGGAGCCACCTGCTGTATGATAGCATACTTCTCCGGGTCACGCTTGTGGTCTGGTACAGTAGCCGTGAGTCCCATGACTGCCTCTGCAAGGTTCTCTGCAAAGAAGTGTGTGAGAACATCAGCGTTCTCGTCTGTATCTCCTGCAAGAACAGGAGTGAAGGCTCTGGCTGACAGTTCTGTAAGTCTGTGTATCTCATCCAGTATCACCAGCTTGTACTTCTTGCCCTGCTCCTTGCCGAGAGAGGCAAAGCAGATGGACTTCACATGCTTGTTGAAGACCTCTGCTGCTCCCCACTTCTGGAACTCCTGAGGCCAGTTCTGGTCTCTGAGCACCTCTGTGGGAGTCACCAGCAGGATGTCTTCCGGGCTTGTGAGCATTCCGCCTGCGTACATGCACTGGCACTCATAGACACCGATCCAGCTCTTGCCTGCTCCTGTGCCCATAGCCAGTGTACCTACCCTGCCCGAGGCAGTCCAGGTGTCATGCCCTCTGAGCTGTATCTCCCGCTTTATCTCGTTGGTTGATGGTTTCATTCATCTGAGTTTATTGTGAATGCTTTGAATACGGTGTCTGCTACCGGTACTACAAAGAACCAGTAGCTGAGAGGCAACCATACTCTGATAAGAAAGAATGCTCCGATCATCACTACCCAGAGAAAGATTGTTCTCTGTGTGAATTCTTTGGTACTCATAACTGTGTCTTATTGTATTCGTCAATGAGAGCCTGAGCATCTCTGAAAGCCACCTCAGCCAGATAATCTGATGAATATCCTTCTGGTCCGGCATAGGCTCTACTGGCTGCCATGTTCATTGCAGCAAGTTGTAGCTTAATTGTAAGTCCTTCCTGAAATCTTTCAGTATATGGGAAAGTTGGTTCATCTCCTGTTATCATGGCTCGATGTATAGTTTGTGACGAGGTCTGGTACAGGCTACATAGAGTATCCTGTTCCGCTCCTCAATGTTTCTGTTCATGTCAATGTCCCACTTGAGCACCAGACACTGCTGATAGCTGGAGCCCTGTGACTTGTGGCCGGTGATGGCGTAGTTGTACTTTACAGCAAGGAACTTGTCCCTGGTGTCGAAGAACTGCTTCCACATCTTGTTCTTGCGCTCAGGCGGAGCTATCCGTGCGGCTTCCTTCATCTGATCCAGCATATTCCTGAACCGTGGAGTGTCATCCTCATGGACTATGTGACCTGCATAAACCTTCCTGGTATTGTCCTGCCACCAGCTGATCTTTACCGAGTAGGTTTTGACGGTCTGTATCACCTCACTGCCATAGTAGTCCATCAGTCTGAGCTTGTAGTCTGTAACAGAGAGTTCTTCCACTGTCACCTCTTCATTGGTAGCCAGCAGCAGTTTGTTTCTTACTACCACAGGCTTGTCTATGATGAGTTTCTCGCCCAGCATGATAGCAGCCAGGTCACTCTCATGCTTATAGATGATGCGACGGATCATCCTGTTGTAGTTGTCCACAGCTATATTGCGCCAGGCTATCACTTTGAAGTAGTCCGGGTCTTCAGTAAACTCTTTGCTGTCGAAATACTGCTGCAGTATCTCTGTCTCTCTTG